ATTAATTTGTGAATAAATTGGATTAGCGTAAGGTACATTAGACACGTTAGTAATATATCCACTACCACTTACACCACTTCCAGAAAGGAGTGAATTTTCTAAACGTTCGTTTTTAAGTAAGTATTGGAACCAATAATTAGCACCTGTATCACCTTCTGTAGGGCAAGGGAATATTCTTAACTTATTATTTATAAGTTGAAAACTATAAGCTGAAAGTAAGATATCATTTCCTAATTCAACTTGTTGAATAGCTGCTACATTATATGATAGAGGATTAGTCAAATAATTAGTACCATAACCTGAGCCTGCAACCCCCCCTAACGCACCAAAAAAGCCTCCCCAACCAGCTCCTAAACCAACTCCACCACCATAATAGTAAGTAGCAGAAGCAGGGACACCTTGGTAAAATACACGTTGAATTTCCAGATTACTACCTGAAATACCTCTATTACGAGCCCATTCATCTAAATCATAATCCTGAACTGATCCAGTTAAAATAACTGAGCCTGAGTACCAGTTAGTGTTTCCTCCTACTCCTGCTTCTTCTCCATATTGTTCAGAAATACGGATAATATTACCCATGTTGGGGGTAATTTGAGTATTGTTTAAAGAAGGGGTTGAAATTGGTAAACCTTCCAAGTTAAGCATATTTTCTCTAACTTGGTAAGCGTATAATTCGTTACCGTAAACTGTTACTGCTTCTTCAAAAGCACTCCAAAAGTTTATATCTTGTAATTCAACGTTTTCAATAGGCCAACCTAATCTACGAGCACAAAAGTTTGTTACTTTATTAGCATCAGTTTGGAATTGAGAGTCACTATCATAAAATCCAAACGGGGTTGGAGACGAACCAGTACCAGCGGCATATGAAGCTGATGCTGCTACAAAGTTAGAAGAACCACTATATATAGGGATATTAGCCATGCCTTTTTGTTATAAATATCAAAAAAGCTTAGCCTCGTCTACCGCTTGAACCTGAAGTGGTTAAGTTAATACCTTGATCTACTGCTTCCTCATAGTAACTGATTAGATCCTCTACAATTGGGTGACGATGGTTTGTCTTAAGAGATATAGCACATAGATCCTTTATCTTTTTAGCTCCAGTATATAAAAATCTAAAACCAGAGTCACGTTTTGCTTTTAAGTCTACTTGAGCATCGTCTCCACAAATGATCATTTTAGAGCGTAAACCTAAACGAGTAACAATCATTTCCATTTGTTCGTGTGTTACGTTTTGAGCCTCGTCTACAATTACTACCGAGTCCATAAATGTACGACCTCGCATAAACGATAAAGGTACTATCTCGATCTGCCCATTAGATATGAGTTGTTCCACTTTAACCTTGTCATATAACGCGTACATGTTTTGGTATATCGGCTGTACCCAAGGATCCATTTTCTCGCGTAAATCACCGGGTAGAAACCCTATTTCCTCTTTTGATACTGTAGGTCTGGTGATGATAACTTTTTCAGCTTCTTTCATAAATAACTTCTCTAGTGCTATTTGACATGCTAGAAATGTTTTACCTGAGCCTGCTGAACCGGCTAACAACGTAACTGTATGTTGTAATATTTTTGCTTTGGCTTCTTTTTGTTCTGAATTTAATTCGGTTTTAAACTTGATTGGAGTTTTTGGTTTGCGTTTTTCCTGGAAGATAGGATCTTCGTGGTGGTGTGAAGCCATAAAATAAAAATTGGGTTAGATAAAAATTAAGCTATTCTTCCTACTGTTAAAATAATTGAAGGAACAGCGGGCCCTAAAGCTGGTATATCATATTCTATTAAAGCATTATCATCAGTTGCTGCCATTCTAATTTCATAATAATCATTAACAGAAGCAGATACGTAAAAATTCCACGCTGCTACTTGTGCTTCGTTTGATCCTCCAAAAAGAGTAACCCCAGTATTAGTATTAGGTTCATTAGTACCATTTTTAGCTAACCAAATATAAACTGTATTATTTCTACTATTAGTTTTATCTAATTGAGCTGAAAATTGAATGTCATAAATGCCTGGGTTAGCGATTTTAATTTTGCTTTTATCTGAACCACTAATACTAATACCACTAGCAAAATCAGTAGTACTAAAAGACATAGAATAAACTGTACTAATAACTGATAAAGGTATAGATGCTGTATGGTAAGCTGATAAATAATAACTTTGTACTGAGCTAGTATAATTATTAAATGTAGATGAAGATACAAATGATCCTGTTAATCCTGTATATATGCTATCAAAAGTAGTTTGTTTTGTAATTCCATCTTGAACAGTAGCAAATAATTCAGGACCTGTTAAGGCACTAGCTGTAGGTAATTGGGATATTGGTAAATTAGGCATGGTTTTAAACTAAAGCTGTTACATAAATTCCAGATCCATCTTCTTGTAAGATAGTAAAATAGTCTTGAGAGATAGGATCATATTCTTCTTGAGCTAAAAATCCTATATTTTGAATACTTGGTAAAAAAAGTCCTTTATTTTGATAATTTAGCCAATTTTGTCTAGCTATATCTAATTCATAAACATATTGTTTATAAGCTGCTACTTGTTCATTTAAAGGCAACTTACTTACATGTTCGATTTTAACGAACTGGGGCCATAGTATCTCTTCAAAGATGTTCATGTGCTTATAAATATAATATAGAAAAATAAAAGAGCCCCGCTTTCGCGGGGCTCTCTATTTTCTAGGTATCTCTAGATTAAAGGCTGGTTAAGCCAGAAACGTAGATCTTACCGTAGAATTCAGGACGTAACATCTTCTTAGCGTAGCGAGTCAAGAGACCTTTTCTTGGAGTGAAGGTATCGGGATCGTAGATAAGAGGAGTCATGATCAATGGAACGTAAGGAGCGAATACCGCACCTGCCTCTAGGAACTGAGTACCACGGAAGCCCATAAGGATTGTGTTTTCCTGCATGTATGGGTTCTTGTACACAGTGTAGCGGCTGTTCATTTGACCAGCTTTCTGTACACCAAATGCATATTCCATCTTGTCAGCAGAACCGTCGCTGTTAGAAGCGAAGCCTGGGATTGACTCGAGGATAGTAGCTACAGTTGGAGAACATACTAAGAAGTTTGCACCACCACGAAGGGTTAACTGGTGAATCTTGTTAGAAAGTTTCTGCATCTTAGTACCAAGGGTTTGGAACCACTGGCCTTGAGTGTTGAAGAAACCTGTCTGTGAAGCTGTAGTAGCTGGGAAGTCGAATAAGCCAGTTGATGGGTTATAAACACCGTTGTTTAGTGCGGTCCAGTATTCTGTACCAGCAGCTGCGTCTTCAATCAACATGTCAAGAATTTCAAGGTCGATTTCAAGAGAGATGTACTCGCTCATGATGTTTGTAACCTCGGCTTCAGCATCAAGAGCTTGATAAGCATTCAAGTCTTGAGCGAATTCAGGTGTCCAAACTGCCTTTAATTTCTTAGTCTTAGCTACGATAGCTTGTGACTGCATCTGGATGTTGATTTCTGGGATAACGATCTCGATTGAGCTTTCAGCGTTAGGAACTGCGAATGCGTTACCAGCTTCGAAATCACCTACGTTGTAAGGGCTCATTTGAGTGGCCTTGTTGTAATCAACTTGTACAGTTCCAATTGCAGAAGATGTTAGTAATGCACTTACGTTAGCAGTTGAACTTGTAAAGTAGAAGTAGATAGAATTTTGTGAGTAGTTGTAAGTAGTGAACTGTGGAAGAGCTGTAGCTACTTGAAGAGTAGCACCCGTACCAGCAGAAGCGGTAGCTAACATGTAGAAACCTCTTACGGCATCAGCATCAAAGCTAGGTAATTCTGTAGTAGCACCGTTTAATCTTACCTCAAGGATTTGATTAGCTGCAACTGAAGCTGAGTAAGCAGAATCAAGGTTAAGATCGTTCCATGTACCTAAAGAAGCAGTTAAATTAATGGCAGCAACTGACTCAGAGAATTGGTTAGTTGAGTAAGTAAATCTACCAGCACCATAAAGACCACCTGTGCCGGGTTCGGCAGTAGCGAATGGGTACTGAGCAGAACCACTATTACCATAAAGTGATTGACCAGTAGTAAATGGAGTTTTAGTAGTTCCGTATTGGAAATCTAAGAAGAATACTAGTCCAGAAGGAAGGTTCATTGGCTGAACAGAAACGAATTCCTTAGCAGCGATTTGTCCGAAGACCTTACGTACTAATGGAAGAGCGATTCCTGCCCATTCTGCACCTTGACCTACTGCGAAAGCACCGTAGCCTGAACCACCACCAACTGATGATTGTTCTACTACAAGCTGCTTAGCTTGGTTTTCAAGGATGAGAGACATGTTATTCTTGTCGGTTTCTGTACGAAGACCTTCAAGAAGACCAGTTACCTCCCATTTTGCAGCTAATTTAGCTGCGTCAGACTGCAAGTTCTTCCAACCGGAAGCTGCAGACTCGAGTAATTGTTGTACTTGTGACATTTTATTACAGGGGTTTTTAGTTAATTATTTTTTGATACCCGCTAAGACTTTCCATCTAGCGAATTGATCGTTTACCTCAAGGATTGGTTTCTTTTCTGGAGCCATACCTACTGCTTTAGAAGCCATACCTCTCATTGATTCAGTAACAGCAGTTTTAGTTTCCTTAACTGTAGTTAATGTTTCGTAGATAAGCTTAGCATCTTTAACTGTAGTAGCTTTATCAAAAGCTTCCAATACCTTTACTTTTTGTGTTTCATTTAAGTTCTTAGCTCTGAAGATTTTATTAGAGTAAAGAAGTTTAGCATTAAGAAGTTTAGTTTCAGAAAGAGTTGAAGCTAATTCTTCAATTTCTTTTTTCATTTCGTCCATTTCTTCTCCTTCCATATTAGCTTTTTTACCTTTTCTAGCAATTAAATCTTTAACAGCTTTAATACCATCTTGGGCATAAGTAGCAAGTAATGCGGTTAGTGGAATTCCAATTCCACCAGCTAACATTGATAAAAGAGCTTCCATGTCAGTAACATTTAAGTCAATTTCATTAATGTCTTTTTCTTCTTTTACGAGTTCACCTTTTTCTTTAGCAGTTGACTTACGGTCTTTATCGCCTTTGTTCTTACCGTAGTAAGCTCTTTCAGCTACCATTTCCTCTTCGTCTTCCTCTTCGAAATCAATTTCCTCTTCTTCACCTTCGTCTTCGTCGGCTTCGAATTTTTCACCGGCTTCGAGCTCACCAGCTCTAACCATGTCTTCAATTACGTCTTCGATTAAGTCTTTGAGCTCGTCTTCAGTCATGTCTTCAAGGTCGATTTCATCGTCCTCTTCACCTTCAACTTCCTCTTCAGAATCCATTTCCATTTCTTCTTCTTCGGCCTCGTTTAAGGTTTCTTCCATTTCTTTTTCTTTGCTCATTTCCTCATCGAGTTCAGCTAAAAGTTCATCAAGATCCATCTCTTCCACTTCAGATTCTTCACGCATCTTTTCAGTACGTTTTTCTTCTTTATCGTCGCCTTTAAGGCCACGACGCATTACGGGATTTGACATCTCTTCCATTCCTTCTTCGCTGTAGTTTTCGTCCATCTCTTCTTTAGCTTCGTCCATATCTTCAGCTTCCATTTCTGCTAATTTAGCAGAGAATTTCTCCTTTAGGTATGGGGTAAAAGCTTCCTCAAGAGCGGCTTTAGCGTTTGCGATGGCTGCTTCTTTAACAGATTTAGCATCAGCAATAGCCTCTTTCAATAGGTCTCTATTTGCCATTGTTTTATCCACAAAATTTGATTTGGGGGGTACGGTTATTCAATTCAACCGTAATCGGAATTATACATTTACAAATGCTATATAAGAGATAGCATATTATGTCTATACATATATTAGGATCTTTCAAAAATAAAAAAAAAGAAACCCCTACATTTCTGTAGGGGTCAACCCGAGGATACTATCCAAGGGGGGGTGTCTAAGGTAGCAGACTTCTTAAATATTATATAATAGGGCAGGTGCCCTTAGCACATAGAATTTCGGTTAAAATTCCACTTGCTTTAGTGTAGTGATTCATTGTGTTGTATTCTTTTCCTTCACGTACAAGGTGCATATATGAACCTGGGTTAGAAGGGGTTGAAACAAAATCCCAACAAAGTAGTTCAAAATCGTCTTGTACTTCCATCATACCTTCTCCCATGGGCTTAAGTGAGCCCATACCGCGAGAAGAAACACCTACTTGAACATTGTTTTCAATTAGTGCTTTTAAAATATTACCTGAAACTGTTGGTAGTACCTCAATTTTACCTACTACGTGGTCTCCATTCCACCACATATCGCGGATAATGTGAGATACGTTTTTAAGGTTGATGATGGAAGAATCGGGGTGATCAAGTTCACCTGTTGCTCTGTTTTCTTTAACAACATTCATATACTTGTCAATTTCTCTATCCCAAAGATCTCTTTTGTAGTAACGGCTATTCCCATTTCTAACTTCAGCAGTAGCTAAGATACCTTCTACAATAGGATTACCCGCTGGAGATTTAATACCTTCAGTTAGTTGAACAGGATTTACCTGAAACGCTTGGGTTTCAATTAGTACTTGTTTCATTACTTTTTGATATCACCGTATCCGCTTGACTTGTATTTTCCTTTAGCTGGTTTACCTTCACCTAAACCTGGTGCTTCTTTAGTGTAGCCAATTCCTTTAATTCCGAATGCAGCATTTTCTACATAGTATGAAGAATTTTTAGCTAAATTTTTTCTTACAATTTCCTTTAATTCATCAATAGTTTTATCAACGTTTTTAGGATCTTTCATTTCAGCGTAATATCCTTCTAAAAATTCTTGACCGTATAAATTATCTATATTGTCATAATTGATATTATTGTAACCAGTCATTTCTTGACTGTCAACTACTTCTTTAGAAAGTTTAGTTTCAACAGCTTTAGTATCTTGAATACTCATTGGTTTAGGAGCCTTAATAGGATTTTCCTGTTGTGAAGCATATGTTTTACCTACACCACCAGCTACTGTATATTCTTCGTTTACGTAAGAATTAAATGCTTTAAATGGATCAAATGCAGGTTTAGATACTACACCTCCACCTACTTTAATTTCGCTAATGACTCCTCTTTGTTTTAGGATAGTTGCAGCTTCACCATATGTAGCAAAGTTAGTAACATATTCTGGGAATAATCTACGGGCGGATTTTAAGAATACATCTTTATGTCCTTTGCCTTCTTGGATTAAATTGAATTGTTCTTGTAAAGTTTTCATGTTACTTATTTAATAATTCTTCGATATCGTTTAAATATTCCATAATCAAATCTGTAGGTACTACTACAGAATATGATTGGGGGTTTTCTTTATAGTATGCTATTGTTTCGTCTTTTGCTCTATCAATTGCTGGGTATAAACTATTTAATCTGGCTTCAATAGCTTTAAATGCTTCAATACGTTGATTTTGGAACTCTATTCTTTTAGGATCCGCCTCGTTGATTCTAGATTTTAATTTATACTTATACATACCTATAAATATTATTCTTTCCCCCAGAGATATTTAGTATCTATTGCTTTAGATTGAGCAGCTAATTTTTTACTATTAACCGGTTTAAAACCAAATGCTTTAGTATAGTAATTATTTTTTACACCAGTAGCTCCTGCTTTTGGACCTTTACCTAATGAAGCACCAGGATTAGCTTCACCTAGCTTTTTCATTTTAGGAGCTAATCTAAATGCAAATGGTGTAGCGTATTGCCCCCCTGTTCCTGTTGAAAATGATCCAGCTCCAGCACCACCACCAGTACCACTCATTTCAAACATACCTTTAATCTTTTGGTATTCTGAAGGGTATCGAGTGCGCATGTGGGTTCTAAGAGTATTTCTTAAAACTCTAAATTGGTTATATATTTCTCCAAATTTAGGATCATTTATTACCTGAGGGTCAGTAGCGATTGCTCTAAGAGTTTCTAAAGCGCGGTTAATGTCTGATAGAAGAATTTCAAAATCAGGAACGTATGTTACGTCTGATTCATTTTCTTCGCCTCCAGGCGTAGGGGTAAGAATAAACTTTCTACCTCTAACTATTTCCCGAATTTTATTGAATAGAGGATCCATTGGCTGCTTTAAGTTCTTCTACGAGTTCGCAGTATTGGAGTAAGTCAACTATATTTTCGTTTTTGATAGGTTGATTTTTTTCTATCTCAACGATAAGAGGTAATACCTCATGTAATTTAATTTGTACAGCTTTATCTGTAATGTTTTTACTAATAACCGCCAATTCTTCTTTCAATTGCTGGATTCTATTATTATAGAATGTTCTTAGCTTTGGAGTTGAATCAACTGAGGTGATAAATTCTTTAAGTATCTCTTTTTGTGATTCGTATAAATCTGAATATTTACCGTTAAATTTTTCTAATAGGATTTTGTAAGTAAGCATTCTTATATCCTTATCGTATGTTTGAAATTCTTGTAGAACCTCATCTTTTACTTTTTCTTGACTAACTGGACCTAATGTAAGGTGTTCGAGGATTGTATACTTGTTAGATACAATTTGATCAGGACTAATTAATTCGGAGGATTGTTGAGCTTCAGTTAATGTATAAAAAGCAGCTTGTGTTTTATAATTAGGAAGTTTGGTTTTAAAAAACTCATCTAAATTATAGTGTTTTTTAATCTCGTTAATAAGATTATATTTTTCTCTTTTAAGAGTTTTTCTATTAAGCTTATTAGCAGATTCTAATAGAGTTTGAATAAGTAGGTTTGAACGAGATTCGTTTATTTTTTTACTTTTAGTTAAAGTCTCATATAATTTGAGTTCTTTACCTAATTCGCTTTTTACGAAAAATTTCTTAATAATATTCAATGCGGGAGATTGACCACCGTTAAGGGTGTCTGCTGTTACTTGGCGTACCAGCAGTTCAAATAGAATACCCGTATTTTTATATTTTGAATGTTTAATATTCATTCCTATTAGGATTTATTATAAATATATTGAGATATTTAATCAGTCAAATTAGACTCATCTAATAACGATTCTTTAGCTTTATCGCTTTGGAATACTAGTTTTTTGTGAAGACTTTCCAATAATACTCTATTTTTAGATAATTCAAGTTTAGTACCTTCTAGCGCTAAAGGTGAACCACCTTTAAATTGAGTTCTACCTGTACTTTCTTGGTCGTCGTTTTTCATATCTTTTCTACCTAAACGATCTCTACCCAATGGGTTATCCTGAGTATCTATGTTAGATGCTTTTTCTTTAGGGCGACCTAATTCAGCTTTTTCATCATACCCATCTGGTAATGAATTATCAGCATATCTTTCTCTACCATATAGTGAGGCTAGATCGTGTGGTGTTCCGTATGAACGACCAGTTTCAATTGGGTCATTACCTTCTTCAGCTATTTGTTGGTTACGGAATGCGCGTTTTTGGTCTTGAATGATCAAATCTCGGTATTCATCGTATTGGTCCTGGCTGAATTGGAATACGTTATCATAAATCCAATCAGATGGGATAATTTTAGTATCCAACATTTCTTTAGCCAGGGCTACTTTTTCTTTTAGTAGAGCAACTTTTTCTTGCTCTGCAATGATTGAAGGAGTAGTTAACTTAAGTTCGAAGTTTGTTAAACTTTCACCATCATATCCTTGTGTGTATAAGTGTACTAAAGCAATTTTATAAAGCTCAGATAATAAAATTCTTTGGATACGATCAATTGTACGAGCAAAACGAATATCTTCAGCAGCTAATGTAGCTTTACCAGTTAAGTCTTTCTCGTAACCCATAAACGCTTTAGGTACCTTAAGAGCAGCAAATAACTTGTCTCTTAGATAAGCTACGTCTTCGATACCGTTGTATTCTAGACCTTTTGTAGTATCAATTTTAGTTGCAGTGTCATTGCCTCTTACTGGGATGTAAAAATCCTCAAGTAGGTTCTGCATATTGTACTTTAAGTTGTATTCACCTGTTTTTTCATCCATCAATGGAGTTTTCTTCATTGTGTTAATAGTTTTCTGCATAAATGCTTCAACTTCTTGAGGTGGAATATTACCTACGTTAATGTAGAAAATACGTTTTTCTGGGGCACGAGCAATTCTATGGATAAGCATTGCATCTTCCATCAACACATATTGTTTAAACAAGCGACGTCCTGGTTCAAGATATGAACGACCATATGGAAGGTAGTTAACATCTGTTAACAAACGGAAGTGAGCTATTTCGTAATTATCAAATACAATTTGATTGTCTAAAGGTTTTGTATTTGGTGTTTGATAATAACCTGAACCCCCAGTATAGTAACCATCAGGAGAGTAAAGGAATTGTACTTTAGCTGGGTTTTCCATATCAAAGTTTTCGCGTCTTTGAATATGATATGCTGTGTAAGGGATTACATTATAAACACCAAATTTTTCTGCAATTTCTAATTTTAAGAAAAAGTCACCATACTTACACATTTGGCGAGTCCAAGACCAAAGGTTAAACTCAATGTTAAGTACATCATAAAATAGGTTGTAAAGAATTTTCTGAATATCGTCATTACTACTTCTAATTTGAAGCACTTCACCCATATCATTCTTTAAAGTACATTCATCCGAAATAATATCAAGAGCAGAAGCTACAATAGCATCTGTATCCATTGTATCATAATCACTATAAAGATAAGTTCTTAAATACTGATATTGTAAATTAAATTGTGAACCTAAAAGAGATGTAGAGGCTGGGTTAGTATAAATTTTTCCAAATCTATCTACTAATGAGTTAGTTTGAAATTCACCACTAGTTTGAATGTGATCAGTGTCAACTACTTTAAGTTGACTTCCCCCCTCATTTCTGATGATTACATCAGTTGAGAAGAGTCTTCTTAATCTTGAAAATATACTAGTATCAGCCATTGCTTATTTTATTATCATAAATATCAAAGAAGCCAACGGAGATCTTCCTGTTGGTTTCCTATTTTTTGTGTATAAGGATTTTGGACAGCATTACCTGAATATACTCCTCCTTGTGTTTTTGTCATACTACCTAAAGCAGCGCGAGTCATGTCTAAACCTTGTTGTTGGAATTTAAGTGAAGTATCTCTTAAAAGCATACCAATACCAAACGACATTACTAAATCATCGTTGTATCCACCTTGTGCTTCTGGACGTCCGTTTTTCCAAATGAATACTTTCATTTCCTCTAGTAAACGTTTTGATTGGATTGTTACAGAATGATCGCCAACGTATTCTCTAAATTTGTTTACCACTAAAGGTCTGGTTTTTAAAGACATTGTAAAACCAGGAGTTAAATTGTTGCCGTATTCATATCGGTTAAAATACGAATCAGCTGTTACTAAGTCACTCTTAGGTGACTGATAGAAATTCTGATAGCCACGTTCTATAACAGTTTCGATAGTTGCCCAACCTACTGATGCGTTTTCTATTACCAATAGAGCATTGTTGTATTCAGAGGCTAGACCTACAAGAAAATGTCCAAATTCTTTTGGTGATAATTGTCCTTTATATTCAGCAACTTGTGTATTGGTTTCAATATCCATTACGTGACACGCTGAAAAGTCCCTACCATCACCTCTAGCTACGTCAGCTACTACCATGTAATCTCGCGTGTAAGAGGCAGGTTCCCATACCCATAGGTTTTTGTCTGCTCCGCGTCTTTCAACCGGTTCTTTAATGGTAGTTTGCGATATAAATTCGATCCACTCTGGGTAAAATACTGTTTCACCTGAGGTGCTAAAGTCACAGTCACATTCCTGTGCTGCCATTCTAGGATCACCTAAAAGTTCATTTTGTTTCTTTCTCCACGCTTCGTCCCTCTCCGGGTGTACGTACCAAGGTAACTTGATAGGTAAAAAGTCGTTCTCCTGTGCTTCCGCTCTTACCCATGTCTGGTGAAACCAGTTTCCAGTTCCATAAGGTGTTGATAGTACTATTGCTCCACCACCCGTAGCAAGTGTTTGTTGTGCTGATGCCCATATTTCTCCAATGTTTTCAATGAATGCGGCCTCATCCACTATCAGCAAAGATACTGCTTCTGATCGACCAGCATCGCCTGCTGCGGATACTGCTTTGATTTGAGAACCGTTATTTAATCGTAACGTTAATTTGTTGTTTTCGTCTGCTGGTACTTTAAGCCATGAAGGTAAATTCTCGTACATGAATTTTACCTTAGTTACCATGTTTTTAGCTGTTTCTTGCTTTGTAGCTAAACAAAGTACGTTTTTGTCTTTGTGGAACGTCATCCACCAAAGTGAATACCCCGCTGCTAATGTAGAGATACCTAGCTGGCGGGATTTAAGTACAATAGAATATGGATTATCTTTCCATAGATTAAGTACTTTACCTTGGAACGGATATAGATTAAAGACAACACGGCCACGTTGTGGATGTTGGATATAACAATATTTACGCATAAAGTGTGCTGGATCTTGGGCACACTTAACATATTCTTGTTGGATTATTTTTCTTAGATCTTGATCACTCATAGTACTATAACTGGATTACTGTGAATAGAGCAACTATACCGCTACCAAATCCTATCAGTGCACCATTCCAAAACTTTGCTTTTTTGGCTTGTTTTAAAGCCTTTATTTCACTTTCTTTTAATTTAATAACTTCGCCCTGAGTAGCTATTTCGATATCTTTATTAGCTATAAGATTATTTAAATTCAGAACTTCTTCTTGATAAAGTTTTATTTTAGTTTCAGTAGCAAATAATTTTTCTTGACTATACTGTAGTTCAAGTTTACAGTCGTTATATTTTGTAATAGCGTTTACAACTGTAGAACGAGGTACTGTAATTAAATCAGTTGAAGAGTTCTGTGAAAGCGCTGGAAAGCTCAGCGTCAGACATAGCATTAAGCTTAGCAGTATTTTGTGCATTTTGTTTTTTTAATTTAGCTAATTCAGCATCTTTTTTAGCTATTTGTTTATCTATATCTGCAATTTGTTTTTCGATTGCTTTATTTATATCTAAAATAGAATCGTTTGAACTATGTAACTTTCCTATTTGTTGTTCATATTTTTTTTCTTGTTCCTTAAGTAATCTATAATATTCTTTTTTATATGAATTACTTAGAAACAAATATTGAAAAATAAGAACCCCTACTAGCAATAAAATAACTGCTGTTTGGGGGTTCGTTTTAAACCACTTAAGCATTAGCTAAGTTTTGATACCTTATCTTCAATCTCAATTTTAGCTTTTGACCAAGAATCAGCATATTTTTCTTTATCTAGAACACGGTTTGCATTATCTACAATACCAGCATCTCTCATATCTTTTAAGAATACTTTAACTAATTTAGCTTTTTCTTGAGCGCGAAGTTGAGCAGCTTTACCTTTTTCAACTTTGCCACCTGAACCAGCTAATTTACGTAGTTCTAGATCTGAAGGTCCTTCTTCATCGTTACCACCAGCATAGTATTTTTTATCACCCATTGAGAAAGTTTTCATTTTTGGTTCTTTCTTTTTAGCAGCTGGGGTAGCTGATTTGGGGCGACCACGCATTCCACCTTCTTTTTTCTCTTTTTCAGGTTTGTTTGGATCAGCTTTACGACCACGTTGACCAACTTCTCTTTCGCCTCTTACTAGGTCGATAAATTTGTTAAGTTGGTTATCAAACAAATCGTCGTCTGGGCCTAGAGCTGATTGGACATCATCGTCGGCTTTAATAGCCTTACGGATGTCTTTCTTTTCTCCGTCTTTGTTTTTTTCGATTACTTTTTCGATAGCTACTTTTAGATCACCTGCAATTTTAGCCATTTCGTTAAGAGC